AGTGCTTCAATAATAAGCGAAGAAGTAGCTGTAATATTTGCAGCCACACTCGTCATAGATGCAGCGTGATTATGTGATGGAAGCTCTGCGGTTACAAGAGTATGGGTTTCAGAACCTGCGGTGTCTCCTAGTGTTCTGGCAGTCAGTCCTGCACCAATAGAATTTGCAGCACCAGTATGAACTCCAACAGGAGATCGTGTTCTAAAGTCAGGAAGTTTTACGGTGTTTGTTCCCCATGCGGCAGAACTTGAATTACCCCAATCACTACCTGCTTTTAGTAGATTAAAAAGATCCTGGTAGTCATTCCCCTTACCATCTGCATTATAGTGTGTTCCTCCATTGCCTGTTGTCTGACTTATTGTGTCGCCATTACAATACAACCAACCTGTAGGTGGATCATCACCAGCAGCGTTCCCAGCATACATTTTAATTTCGCCAGTAAAACCAGAGAAATTATTTTTACCAGTCACTTTGGAAGTAAGAGTTAATGTATCAGTGCTGGCATTACCAACTACTATATTACCATTAAATGTTGCTGTATTAGAAACAGTTAGCGTTCCATTAACTGTTAACGCTTGGGTAGAAGTAGTCCTTAGATTAACATTTTCATTAGATTCAAGGATTACATTAGCAGTAGCACTATTGCTAATATGCCTTATTTCATTAACCTTTAGAGTACTCATAATCGTAGTTTTGTTTCTTTAGTTTCTCTTTTCTCTTGTCACGATAAGGTTTTCCTGGTGATCTTTTCTTACTCATGAATTAAACCTTCTTGATATGCGGTTTTTCCGTTATTCCTTATTGCTGTAAGTACCTGACCTCTGTTCCCCATTTTATTATATGAACAATGAACCCATCCATCACGAGGGTCTGGGCCTGGAAACTCTAATATGAGTTGATCAAAAGTTAAATTATCTCTTATATAAACTGCCAACTCAGCATTTGATATAGAGTACGCCTCAAAATCTGCGGCCTCTCCCTTAACATGAGATGAATTATCTCCGCTACCAATTGCTCTATTTAATTCTAACACTCTCAGTCCTGAGTTAATAGCTACAGTTCCAAACTTTTCCCTACAAGGTTGCAGGATTGTATTTGTTAGTATAGCTAAATTAACCAACTGCTCCTGAGATGGATCATTCTTAATACCCATCCTAAGAGCAGTCTGACTTCTTGTGAGTTCTTTTAACGAGAAGTTTTTTGATAACTTCATATATTATCGTCACAAGCACAAGGGTTTGACCAACATTTACGGCACATAATTATTTTCATCCAAATAACTCCTTTACATTTTTAAATGAATTGTCTGGCATTGCATCTACTACTGCATCCAGTGCTATCTTTTGGTCATCGCTAAGGTTATCATCAATTGCTTTCTGAACGTGGTCAGTAGCAAGATCTTGAGCTTTGTCCATAACAAGACCTTTAATTACATTAAGCAACATTGCTTCCAGCATTCTCTTCCTCTTCTTTAGGTTTATCTGGTTCAGGGTTATGTGTAGGTTCGTCGTGACTTACTTCAAACCAGTGCTTTCCCAACATACCTATGATGGGCAAAAAAGCACCAAAGGCTAGGTTTATTAAGTCTTTACTAGATTGTGCTAACTCATCTGGTTTATTCACCATAGTAAACACAAGCCAACCAAATAAACCAAAGGCAAGTAAACTGATTAAAAACCTGGCCCAAAATCTTAGTTTCATCAACTGGATATGTGGGTCATCTTTTATCTTGCCTCCATTCTTAACCGTTTTCTTTTCTATGATTTCTTCCATTTATCTCCTTTGACCAGCCATTAGCCTGAATTCAGTTAGTAATTCACGCATGGTTTCTGTGTTTGTGTTTAATGCAGCTTTCATTTCTGACATTACGTTGGTGGTAGTTTCAACTAACTTCATAAGCCTCTCATCATTACTTGAATCCTTCTTCCACATTTCTTCACGCTCTTTCTTTGCAAGATCAGTGGAGTAGCGAATATACCAAAATGCAGCCGCAATAATGACTGCTGGCAATCCTATTCTTTCTACTAAAGATACTATAATTTCTATGTCCATAGCTGATCCGCTTACAGGTTGTGGGTAATGATAGTACTGAGCATCTGCTGGGTTCATTTTAATTCACAGTTTCAGTGTCCTTTTCTTCCATCTCCTTTTCTTGTTCTCGTTGTACTCTTGCTTTTTCTGCCCAGTCCTTACCTAAGCATGACCATTTGGTTGCCCAATCTGGTATTTCAAATATTCCACCATCCGTGGTGTAGAGAACCATTCTATCTTTTTCTTCAACGTATTTGTGAGCAAAGCACATTCTGGATTCCCAAAACATGCTATGCTCTTTACGCCATTTAAACTTATAAGATAATATCCTTGGTTCTTCCTCTTTATCCTTTTTGAACCATTTCATCTTATTCCTTTATTTCAACCTCCTCGTTTTCTTCATCTTGTTCTTCCATTTCAACGAGAGCTTGCTTATAGCCAATAAGCTGTTGAAGTTGCCCCTGTAGTTGGGGGATTTGTTGTTGAATTTGTGCAATCTGCTGATCACACTGTTCTACTGTAAGTTGCATTACATCTCCTTAATGCGGGTTATGCACTTTCCAGTGCGGTTACTTTTGCTTCAAGTGCTGTGTTTTTTGCTGATAATTCTTGGAATGCCTTAATAAGTGGAAATATTAATCCAATTTTATAAAGACCTTTCCTTTCTTTAGTTGCTCGCTCCTTAATATTTCCATCATCATCTAAAACTGCATCTTTTGCTTCATCAGTAAGAACCAAATGTGGAAATATTTCTTCAACATCTTGTGCCATTACTCCAATGTGAAGACCTTTAGAAACATCACCAATCCTGTTATAATTTTTTACTTTAAGGGCATTAACTTTCCCCAACATTGATTCAACATCTTCAATGTTTTCCTTAGATCGTCTATCAGAATGTTGATAAAATTGACCATCTGCACGTATGCTAAATTCTGAACCATCTGTATCAACACCACGAATAAAATAGTTAGAGGTGTTATTAGGAGCAGCAGCCGTAAAATCTATAAATAAACCATAGGGATCAGAAGAATTGGTATTTTCAAATTTGGTTACAACATTGCCATTAACATCTGCTCTTACATGAAGGGGGTGGGCGGGAGTATCAGAGCCAATGCCGACATTTCCAGAGGTGTCAATCAATAATCTGGCAGCACCTCCAGTAGCGTCATAAAAGTTTAAACTACCTGTATTTGTTACTAAAATTTCAAAAGCTTTGTTTGTATATGAACTTCCTCCTGATCTTTCTATTCTCAGGCCCGGAAATTGATCTCCTACCGCTTCAAGTTCTAATGCACCTTCGTTTAAGATAGAAAAAGTGGGATTAGTATTTATCCCGACATTTCCAGAGTTGTCGATGCTTAATCTTTCTGTGTTAGCAGTCCAAAATGACATTTTTCCGTCATTTTGATCAAAATCAATTCTACCTTTACCATTATCACCAGTTTTTCCAAACCAGATTGCTCCATTGCCTGTTGCACCACTCATAATCGTCATGCCACAATTACCAGAATTTTCAAGTAAAAGCTCATCAACTGCAGTATTATAAGTCACGGAGCCACCAGCCGAATCAGTCCACACATGAATTTTACCTAAAGGAGCAGTCGTGCCGATGCCGACATTTCCACCTTGATCAATAGTCATCGCCAAAGCTTTTGTACCAGCTTCAGCAGTCCAAAAATGCAAATCAGAATCGCCGTCACCTTCATAGGTGCTGTAAATCCCTGACCTTGCGGCACTTCCCGAACTTGCATTAATAGTAAATTGCAGTCCTGCGAACCGACCAGTATTCGTACTTGTGTTATCGATATTTTGTATTACTAAGTGATTATCTGTTTCTGTACCAAGTGAGATAGAAGTATCAGTATTTGCTTTTTGTAAATGAAGTAAATATGTCTCAGGGGAAGAAGTCCCAATCCCGATTTTTCCATCACCAGCAATTCTCATTTTTTCTGTTCTGGAACTACTCCCTGCACCTGTCCAAAATGTAATTGGACTTGTGTAAGATGCATTGCCAGGATTCCGACTCATAATATTCAATGGTAAAGTTGGAGTAGTTGAGTCATCCATCTCAATCTTTGCATCTAGAAACATTATTGTCGGTTTTCCTGTAGTTGATACATCAATACCTACGATTTCTGTAGTTGCCGCCCCCTGCACAGTAAATTTATATGCTGGATCAGTTGTGCCGATCCCAACTTTTCCAGAGGAATCAATACGCATTTGCTCTACGCCGTTACCGCCATTTGCCCGTGTGTGAAAACTTAAATATCCAGCAAAGTTTCCATCAGCAGTTGATTCTCTTCCACCTACAATCCCAGACGTTGTGGC